ATGAAAATGATTACGAGGAAACTAGAAAATTTATTATAAAACTTATGAAAAATTACTATAAACAAAATAATATTAAAGCTGATGTTGATACTTATAAGGAGAACCTATGAAAGAAAAAATGATAACAGTTAAAGTTCCAGAAAGAAATTTAAAATGGATTAAAAAGAAATATGAGAAAGCTAAGTGGGGTGTAAATAGTTTGTTTGAGTATGGTGGTATTGACATTATGGATGCTCATGCTATGGCAGATTTATTAATGCACCTCAACGAAGCATTTAATATTGAGGAAGAGTAATGTATATGTATTATGACAACACAAAAGTATTATCACGAGAACAGTATAGAAAGTTTACAGTTTTCTGTGATGCACATTACAAAGAACTTTATGAAAATAAAGTAGGCTATAATGTATCTTACAATAAAAAAGATGATACCTTTACAGTTGAGCTGTATGATAATTGTTTATTTGATTGGACAGATATTTTATGCTAACCTATCAAGATAAAAAAGTGACAGCTAAAGTAAAAGCTAAACATGAAATATCAGATTATCTTATGGAGTTATTTAATACTCCTGAGAAATATATTGCAGACTTTGATAACCTAACAGTCAGAGAGCAAGAAGAAGTCCTTAAACATATTAGTTTGTTTGAGGATAGAATACATAAGTTGTTAGGAGTTAAATTTAAGGAGATAACAAGTGCGAGTAATTTTAATAAATCCATTTGACGAGACAGTCAAAGAAGCAGTATATGGTGGGGACTATAGAGAAATCTATGACCTCATTGAGTGTACAACTTTTGATTGTGTTAGTCTTACATCAAATGAAGACCT